AATATTTATTAGTTTGTTTGGTTAGTTTAATAAGTTTAGTTAGGTTTGTAATGAATCAGACTAAACTTATTATGAAAACTTATACAATATCAGAAGATTTATACAAAGCCATTATAGAATCAGTATATAGTAAAGGTATAATCTCCACACATGGAGATAATATTAAATATAGTGAAAAAGAAGTTCTACAGGATGCTTTAAAAACAATTGAAGATTTACAATACATCTATGAGGATTAATATAAAAATACCTAACGACATTCACATAGCTCTCAAGGTCAGGGCTGCTAGTGAATCAATAACTTTACAACAATTAATTATTAACATTTTAACTAAACAAAAATGAAACACGAAGAAGCCAGACTATTATACGAAAAACTGCAAAAAGGCTTATTTGATAAATGGGCAAAAACAGTAGCGTACTACAATAAAAAGGAGAGATTAGGAGGGTATCAAGATGTTCTCTATATATGGAAAAGAGAATACACAGAATTAGAGGAGTGGTATTTTTTATTAAAGAAAGATGCAGAATTTAAGAAGACTATTATTAACATTTTAACCAAACAAAAATGACTTTTTTACCTACAGATTACCAAGCGCCAAAGCCAAGCGGTGGCGGCTATACTAAATGCCTAAAAGGCGATACAATACTCAGATTCTTAGGAGATCCAATAACAGGTTATGAATGGTGGGAGCCGATGCACGGCACAGAAAAGCCCGTGAGATGTAATAACTTTGATGAAATTAGAGATGAACACGCCACACAGAAGGCAAAGCATTTTTGGGCGTGCGCTGTGTGGAACTATGAGGCCTCCGCTGTCCAGATATGGCAGATAAACCAACGCACTATTCAAGAGGCTATCATGAATTTAATTAACGATTCAGATTGGGGCGATCCACGAGAGTATGATTTAAAGATAACTCGAACGGGGGACGCTTTGGAAACCAAGTACACGGTTAGCCCAAAGCCAAAAAAGGAACTACCAGAGGCCGCCAAATTCGAATATGATTTGATGGGAATTAAGCTAGAGAAATTGATCACAGGAGATGACCCATTTGAAGGATGAGTACGCAGAACGGAGAACCAGACATAGGCCCGACATTCGAGGAATTTTGGAAACTATATGATAAGAAAATCGAGCGTAAGAAATGCCTAAAAGCATGGCAAAAGCTCGACCCAATGACGCGCCAAGAGTGCATACTCCATGTAGTTAATTACGTGGAGGCTACACCAGATAAAAGGTATCGCAAAAATCCATTTACTTATTTATTTAACGAGTCTTATTATGACGAAATTATCCAGACAAGAAAATCAAGGCATAGGGCTGCCTTTGAATACATCATTGACCACTATAATTCGTGAAGTTCCAGAGGCTAAGGCTGTTAAAACAGCTGTTAGCGCTGCTATGTACAGCGTTTGTAATCTTTATCATGACGTGGATGTTGAAGCGTTATCGGGGATGATGGACGGCTTTTATAGGGAGTTCCAATACGAGCCGCTTTCTGTTTTCATCGACGTGATAAACGACTTTAAGACAGGCAAAGTAAAGGTCTTTGGTAGGATAACACCTAACCAGATACGCGAGAGCATAATGGATAAGTTAGATAAGATAGCAAGGGAGCGCGAGAATGCGCATCTAGATTTAAAGGGGGACGCGGGCGACCGCTCCACCCTTACTTTACGCGAAGCATTAGCCAAAGTAACGACACAAAAATGAAGATATTAAATTTATACGCTTGCCTAGGAGGCAATAGATATAAGTGGGGTGATGAGCATGAGATCACAGCTGTAGAATTGGACCCGGAAGCTGCACGTTTGTATCAAGAGCGATTCCCAAACGATAAAGTAATAGTAAGCGACGCACACCAATACTTATTAGATCACTACAAAGAATATGATTTTATTTGGACTAGTCCTCCATGCCCTACTCATAGCAGAATACAGGTAGGTATGAAAACTACTAGAAAAATGAATTATCCAGACATGAAATTATATCAAGAAATTATATTACTTAATAATTTTTACACTGGCAAGTATGTAGTTGAAAACGTCATCCCATATTATGAGCCATTAATTTCAGCACAAAAAAGAGGAAGGCATTTGTATTGGGCTAATTTTAAGTTACCTAGTATTTTAACTACTAGGAAAGTAATTATCGGGTCCGGCTTAAATGAAGTAAAAAAATTATGCGAATTTCATGATTACGACTTTTATCAATACAAAGGAAAACAACCCACTAATAAGATGGCGCGTAATTTAGTTGACTATGAAGCTGGTAAAAAAATACTAGACACGGTACTTGGTATTATTGTAAAGGAAAACGTTAATCAAATGAATTTATTTTATGATTAATAGCAGAGCAAAAGGTCACGCCTATGAGTTGCAAATAGTTAACAGGCTAAAGGAGTTAGGCTATGACGCTGTGACTAGCAGATCAGAGAGCAAGCGCATGGATGATTTAGGGGTTGATATAATAGATAATACAGACTTTTATATCCAATGCAAAGCCGTGGAGAAATTAAAGCCTAGCTTACATGACATATTAAAGAGGATGCCTACAAAAAAAGTCCCTGTCGTATATCATAAGCGTAATAATATGGGAACTATTGTATCACTAAAACAAGAAGATTTTGAGAGACTACTATTACAAACCCGCGATTGATCCCTTTGTAACTTACGAACTAGCTAGAAAAGAATACTTAGAAAAGAGGATAAGAAAAGAAAATTATATTACATTTTTAAAACGACTTAGATATTATGAACGTAGACGAAGCGCTGAAACTATTGCAAGCAAAAGTTGAGGATGATATCCACGATTTAACGCCAAAAGATAGGCTTTTATTCTGGGCTAACTTGCTCGAATTTAAGAAAGCTAAGATCCAGAGAATACCCTTTCTAATACCAGAAAATGACGCAAAAATAATAATAGAGTATGAGGACTATAAGACTACGGCACACGCGAGTATTTCAAAGCCTGTGGACAAGCCAAAAGAGGATTAACGCATTTAGAGGCGGAGCAAGGTCGAGCAAGACACACAGCATTTTACAAGGTATTTCCATCTGGTTAGCCTCTGGGTATTTCGGTGATGAATACGTTCCCAAAGGTACTTTCTCAGTAATTCGCGAAACCTTACCCGCACTTAGGGCGTCAGCTTATAAGGAGTTTATTAATTTGCTGCAAGATATGGATATCTACTATTACGTCGACCATCGAAAAACGCTGTTAGAATTAGAGTTTGAAAATAGAATCGTTCAGTTTTTTAGTACAGACGACCTAAACAGCGCTAAGCTGAGAGGTAGACAAAACACATTCTTTTATTTAAATGAGGCAAATACAATACCTTTTGAGGCGTTCAATCAGTTAATAATGAGATGTGAAAAGTTTTGTATCTTGGATTATAATCCCGCGGGAATAGAAAATTGGTGCAAAACATACATAGAGGATGACCGCCAACATTGGCCAGATCAAGACGTCAAACTTGATGTAAGCACTTATAAAGATAATCCGTATATCCCTACAGAGATGGTTAAGGAGATTGAAGGATTAAAGAAAACCGACACCGACTTATGGAACGTATACACACGCGGGAATTGGGTGCAGTCCAGAAACCTAGTATTTGAGAAGATTAACATTTGTCAAGATGTGCCAGAAGGTAAGGTATTTTTTGGCTTGGATTTTGGTTATAACGACCCAAGTGTCTGTTGCCGTGTCACGAAGGTAGAGGATAGAATTTATATTGAACAGATATTTTTTAGAACTAAAATGCTTTTAAAAGACATAGCCGAGGAACTGCACGCAATTGGAGTGCATAAGGTTTATGCTGATAATGAAGTAAGGACAATTAAAGAACTCAGAAATAGAGGAATAAGAATAAAGCCCGCTAAGAAGGGCAAAGATTCCATTAGACAGGGGCTTGGATTTATTAGAACGCATCAAATATTTATACATGAGGAAAGCCTAGAAACCATTAAAGAATTTAGAGAGTATAAATACAAGCTAGATGAAAACAATAATCCGACTGATATTTGTTTGGACAGGGCAAATCATTCCGTTGACGCGGTCAGATACGCGCTAAGCTACGCACTAAGGGGGGCTGTGACAATACGATGAAACGCTTTAAAATACATTACAATGATGATATTATCGGCGGTCAGATACCTGATTCATGGGAGGAGTTAACGGTCAAACAATGGGCAGCGCTGAGGCCTAACGTGTCAGACCTTGAGTTATTGAGCGTATTATCTGGCATTGATTTGGGCTATTTAGAGAACACTGAGGCAGACCTAAGCCCGGCGATTGAACACGTTTACCAGAGCATTAAAGACATGCCGGAGGATCTGAACCATTTAGCCAGAAAGCCGCTAAACATTTTAGGTCATCAAATCAAATTCCCCAAAGACATAAACTTTGCAAGGTATGGCCAGAAAGCTATGGTTAAAAATGCAATACAAGGCGCGGAGGATATGCGCGAAATAGTGTCTGATGTCATTGCTATATATGCGCAGCCATCAATAGATGGAAAATTTGACAGCGCTAAGCTAGAGCCCATTAAAAAAGCTATTGATAATTTACCTATTATTATGGCATGGCCTTGGGCAGTTTTTTTTTTGAAGAGACTAAGCGCGTTGAGGAGGACTTATCTAAGCGATTGGAAGCAATACCAAGCACAGCCGAACAAACAAAAATGAACAGCTTTTATGATATGGCGGGATCAAAGCGATTAGAAAAGTGGGGTGATTTTATGTTCATCGATCAGCTTTGCAAAAGTTATCCACAATATACGCACGATGATATTTGGGAAATGGAGGTAATAATGGTGAATAATTTAATTTTGTTAAACAGAGAATTGGGGTACGTTAACTCTAAAACTCAAGAAATCCAAAGAAAAACATGAGTATTTCTATAATTGTCGTACTAGTCGCATTCATATTCGGCTTTTTTTTTGCTATCTTTACAGCAATATTCTTCATAATACTAGCAAAATATGAACATCATCGCAACAACCCTAAAGAGCATAATAGAGGCACAGGGTTTGACGTACCTAAGAGCAGCGAACCCGAACGACCTTAACGAGTTAGTAGGTAGCTACGACCTATCTAATGGCGTCGGTGTTTATGCTAATTTGCCAACGGTCGATAATATTACATATAGTCAGACTAATAATGTATTAATGGAGTACGGCGTCGAAGTTTACTACTTAAAATTATCCACAGGAACAGACGACACAGCCACACAAATAGACGTAATTTTAGACGCTTTAAAGCCTAAAGTAGATGGAATGATAGACAAACTAAACGCGTCAAATATCATTGCTCTAAGCTCCTTTATAGACGGCTACGAACTAGAGGCAATTGAATCCATAAACATCACTAGCGAGGTACTTTCTGGATGGAAACTGTCATTTGTTTTACCTATATTCCGCGACACCTTTGAATGCGCTTGATTTCAATAACGAATATAGAGAGTTTTTAACAGATGTTAAGGACAATTTAATCGCGCAAATCAAAAGCAAAGGTCTAAACGCTACAGGATACGCGGCAAACACGCTTAGAGTGGTAGCAAATCAGAAGTTAGAGGCTGAACTCAGGGGCCCGAAATACCTTAAATACATTCAAACAGGCGTAGGCTCACAGCCTAAGTCTATAGGTACTAAGTTTATTAATGCTTTAATGCAATGGATTAGCGCTAAACCTAACATACAGCCAAAGCCAAAGCAAACAATAAAGCAGCTAGCCTTTGCAATAGGCAAAAGTATTGTAAAAAACGGCACGTCAATCAAGCAAGGCAGAAAAGGAATAAGCGTGAGCCAAGCAATAAAGGAAAGTAGGACTAAATTAATGAAGGAAATGGGTCAGAAGATGCGAATAGATTTCACTAATGGTTTAAAAGTAAAGCGAAAATAATGGGATTAACAATAACAAGCGAACCAATTAGGACTATTGACGGGGTAACAAGTAACGCCAACGCGTCACGCTCTCAAATACCTTTTATATTTACAACGACTGAGCAAGCAAATGATAATTTTAAGATAGAAATTATAATAAGAAATGCAGATAATACAGCGAATTTAATCCCAACGACCTTTAAATATAGCCCAAAACCTGACGGCACTTTGTTTTTAGATGTTAGCCAGATACTCACGGAATACCTTGAAAAAAATGGCCTTGTATCTGTAGAATTTAAAATAAAATACGCCCAGAGTTGGACAGGATTTAGCCCTAATTTTGTTAGTTCAGTAAATACCTATTTTGCTATATATGCTCAGAAACAAATATATAGTTCTGGCGGTGCTAACCTTTACAATCACATACTAAGCACTACAGGGCTAAACACGGCATTAACTAAGTGGAGCGAGCCGCGTATCTACTCTAATTTTAAAAGGACTATTGGCATTTTATACCCTACAGATGAGGGCGCTATATTGACAATCACATACTTAAATATAAACAAAGGCGTAATTAGTCAGCTATCAAGCGCGGCAATTCCTACCACTACAGGGGTGCAAAATTTAGATCTACAAAACTATACTACAGCTATACCAACTAATTGCCATTGGATTAGTGCAGCCTTTACAACGTCAGGCGGAAAGAGTTTAAATACGGTATATTATAAGGTCACAAAAGACTGCTCTAACCCTATCTTTGTAGAGTATTTAAACAGCTTAGGCGCATACGAGCAGTATATATTCGACATCAAACAAGAAGTCCAGGTATCTAGCAGTACAGGGATAGCCTCCTCGCGTGCTATAAATGAAGACTATGTAAGCGCTAAGGTCACTAATATAAGGGTGGCTAATGATTGGGTACAACAGCTTATTTGTCAAACAGACAACCTTAGCAATAACGACCTATTAGCTATAAATGAGATAAAGAGAAGCACGTCAGTGCGTGTATTATTAACGCGTGACGGCTCTAAATTTGTGCAAGTGGTGGCCACTAATAACCTAAGTGACATATACAGCACGGACAACGCTAATAATGGCTACAGCTTACAGCTACAAATGCCTAATAATTTCAATGTATTTGAGGCAATAAATTACGAATTAACACCAAGCCAAGCCCATTTAAATGTGGCGTTTACGGCTGCATATAATTAAGACATGGCAAAGAAAACGAGAACCGAATTAAGCACGCTTGCAATAAACACCAATCTACCAGATAACACGCAAGAGTTAATCACGCCAACAACTGAGCGCGCACAGCTAACAGATGAAAGGGAAAGCGTGGTCAATTATAAGGATGATTTAGGAGGTACAGGCAACGCGGGTAAATTCCTAACCGTGGCCACAGATGGCGAAAGCCTTACAATGGTAAACGCTCCTACAGGAGACGTCACAGGCACAGGCGTACAATACCAAGTAGCTGTTTGGAATGGTACTAACTCCTTAATAGGAAATGCAGCCTTTCGATTTCTTACAGGCGCTCAAAACTCTATTAAATTAACTAGGGGTACAGGGTCGGGCAATATATTATTTTATGCTGCGGATGGTACAACCTTACACGGATATATTGAGAATCAAGTATCGGGCAATGGCTTAACTATTGGACAGCAAGACGGTTCAACTAGCGCCGTAATAGATTTAGATGATTCTACTATCACATTCAAAACAGATAATAATACTGCGCTCACTATCTCATCGACGGGTGAAACTACAATAACTGCAACAAGTACATCGGGTTTAATAATTGCACAAACGGGGCAATCTTATTATCATAAGATAAGAAATCAAGGAGATGGTTTATATATTGGTGCTGATGATGGAGGACAAGGTGGTGCGGGTGCTGATATGAGATTTGCGGTAAAAGGTATCGAAGCAATGCGCATCACATCGGCGGGGTTTACTAAAATAAAAGCAAATGGTGGTAGTAGTTTTGATACGGGCACTTATAACGAAATACTTAATAACAATAATACGAGTGGTGCTACTACTCTAATAATTGGAAATAATGGGGGAAGTGCTACAAATAACGCATCTAGTACAATGCTTCTTTGTCATGATGCTGTAGCCGCTAGAGCCAAAATTTTAGGGAATGGTAATTTAGTAAACGCAAATAATTCTTATGGGCAAATATCTGACATTAAGTTAAAAGAAAACATTAAAGACGCCACACCTAAATTAGATCATTTATTAAAAGTTAAAATTAGAAATTTTAATTTGATAGGCAGCGACACAAAGCAAATTGGGGTAATTGCTCAAGAATTAGAAGAAGTTTTTCCGTCAATGATTGATGATTCTATTGATTGGGAAAAACAAGAAGTTACTGATGAAGAAGGAAATATTACAACTGAACAAGTAGATTCGGGAACTGTTACAAAATCCGTTAAATACTCGGTGTTTGTGCCAATATTAGTTAAAGCAATTCAAGAACAACAAACTATAATAGATAGTTTAATAACTAGACTTGAAGCCTTAGAAGTATGACAGAAATAGAGCAATGGGTTAATAGTTTAGACCCAAATGATTTTTTCCCTAGTGGTAATATAGAGGATGGCGAATAAACTACAGATATTATCAAGTGGTGAATCCTTCGACCTATTTGACGGTGAGGCGGAGCGCTTTTATATTACTTATCAGATACACGATCTAAGTAATTTACAGACGCGAAACGGTGATTTCTCGCGTAGGGTAAGCCTACCACTAACGGCAAAGAATAAGGGAATACTAGGGGCAGCTTTGCCCACAATCTCACGCTTTGACTCGGTGGCTGTTGGTACTATACCATGTGAAATATTGGTTAATGATATGCCCGCTTTATCAAATGCCTATTTTGTCATTGATACACAAGAGGATAATTCAGTAACTATCCAGATTTTTGGCGGTATCTCAAAATTTTATTCTAATCTACCAGACACATCAATAAGAACTTTAACTTTTAGCACTATTGATTGGACAAATACAGGCATAACAGCTTTATCAAACGCTACCACGGGCGTAGTAACAGCAGACGCGCAATGGATAACCAACCAATCTATAGTTAATATAGGTCAAGGCTTTGCGTTCTTCCCAGAAATGAATGAGGCGGGATTCTTTATATATTTAAAGGCTATCCTTGAAAAGATATTTGAAGGCTTTACAGATTTGACCTTTGATATCACAGCACTAGACGCACAATTTAGTAAGTACGCTGTAGCTTGCGCCGTGCCATTATTTCATAATCAATATACTAATTCTGAAACGATTACAACTACCATAAACCCACAAGACTATTTCCCAGAGATTAGTCAAAGAGACTTTGTAAGAGAGATATTTAAGCTGCAAAATATTGTAGCTGTGGAGGCTAACAATGTAGTTACTTTAAAATACTTTAAATCCCTTGAAACAGCGACAAGCAAAAATCTAGTATTAAATACAGATAAGAGCAAAACGATAAACAACACATTTAAGACATACAGCCAAACCAACTTTTTAAAGTATAGTGAAGATGAGATCATCGAGAGTACAGGTTTTGATAGTTCATTCACCGTAAATTCTGAGACGTTGCCGTTATCTGGCACGATCATACAATCAAAATTTTTTCCCTCAGATGTAGGCGATATTACGAATAGTAATGGTAGGTATGTTATGCCTTATTGGACGTTTGAACGCTTATCATTAAAGACTAGCTTTCACCCAACACACTCCACGGTAAATTTTACCACTAATGACCCAAGTGATTTAAAGGTGGGTGATATGATAGAGGTATCAATTAACGGCCCGCGCCGTGTTGTTACTTTGAATGGTGCGGGTGATGCGGGAACAGTTGACCGTAATTTTACAAGCTCAACCGTAGACCAAAATTTGCAAGTATATAGATACTCCTCAGAAAACAAAGATTTAAGAATTGTAAGCATGGAGGACGCTATACAATGGAGCTATAAAATAAACGGTGAGACATTTGCGTCATTAGCTACAGGAGCAAAGAAGGCTATATTTATAAACGCTTTAAAATGGGATGATCTCAAAGCTGAGTACTATGAGTTATTAGTCGATACAATGAATAAACCTTTTATAGTAAAGGCTTTTATTAATATACCATCTTTAAGCCTTTTAGCTTTAAATCCTTTAGCGCCTGTATATGTTGAAGATTATAACGCATATTTTTACATTAACAAATTAGAGCAATGGAAGCTAAACACAGCTTGCAGAGTTGAACTAATACAAATACCTATATAATGGCAGCAGAAGAAGAAGTCTTAACGTTAAAAGTCCAAACCAAAGGAGCAAAAGAGGCAGCAAAAGAAATGGGCGCAGTGGAGAAAGCCACAGAAAAGGCCAACGATGCAGCCGAAGAATACGAGGACACCCTAGGCGATCTAGCTAAGGAGACAGAAGTATTTGGCGTGTCAATCAACGGCATAAGCTCAGCATTTAAAGGCAGCGTTAAAGCTGTTAAAGGTAGTGTTTCATCATTGAAAGCATTTAAGATCGCCCTAATTGCTACAGGCGTTGGAGCGTTTGTAGTGATTCTCGGTACACTAGCGACAGCATTTGCAAGCACATCCCAAGGCATGGCTTTGGTGGAGGATGTTAGCTCTATCTTGGCAAATACTTGGGCTGTAGTAATTAAAAGAGTAGGATTATTAGCCAAGGGATTAAATCAGTTTTTTTCCAGAGATTTTAAAGGGGCATTTGATACATTAGGCAAGGCTGTTTCAGGTGTTGGCGCTGAGATAGCAGAGGCAGCAAAGCAAGGCTCTATATTAGCCCAGAGAGAGCGCGATTTAGTCAAAGAGAAGAACGCTTTGCTAGTATCGCAAGCCGCTGAAATAGCAAACCTTGAAAAGCTGCGTAATTTCTCAGATGATGTCACGCAAAGCCTTGAAGATCGCATCGAAGCCACCCAAAAAGCGCGAGAAATTATAGCAAAACAGAGCGCCGATAATGTGGCCATAGCTGAGAAAGAATTGCAGCTATTTAAGGACTCTAACGACCTCACAAATCTAAGTATTGAGCAGCAAACACAGCTAGCAGAGTTAGAGGCTGAGGCATCAATTAAAAGAGGTGAGGCCATCGCTACAGATACAGGAGAACTCACCAAATTAAACGGTTTTAAGGATGAGCTAGCCGCCAGAGATGAGGAGCGCAGACAGGCAGCGGCTGACGCTGAGGCGCTAAGAATAGCCAAATTAGAGGAGGACACAGCGAAAGA